TGAACCTATTCTACAATTGATTATTCCGTTATAATATTTGTCGGACAATAACACTTCTCTATCGAATTGTTCCTTTGTTTCCATATATGCACATTCCCCTTTGGTTTTACAAAGATGTAGAATTTCTCTATGGTACATTTCTGGCCCTTGTGCAGATACTTCTTCCATTAAGTGTTTATTGGAACCAAAGTAATCTTTCCAATTAGATTCCACATAGGTTATTTTTCTGCGTTTACGTGTTTTTGTTTTTTGTAGTGTTTTCTTTGACCAAAAGAATTTTTTACCGATATATTGGCGTGCTGTAGCTCTATTTGTAATACAGTAAACAAAGCCCTGTAAATCTTCTCTTGTAAAATCCTCGGGTGGATTATAAATTCTACCTTGGTATATCCAATTACTCATTAAAATCTAATTCTTTTAATCCCTCTTCTGTAGGTTCTCCACAATGAGGACAGAAATTAATTACTACTGGTTCATCGTCAGCTGGTTTTATTATAATTCTGGTGTAACAATATTGACAGTCTAAAATCATAACTCTAAATTAGTTAATTCTTTTAACTCTGTATATCCACCAATTTTATTACCATCGACAATGATTTGTGGGAATGTTCTAGCACCTGGAAATTTTTCCATTAACTCTTCTCTTGTAAAATCAAAGCCTAATAGTTTATATTGATAATCCATTTTCTGTTGTTCGCATAAAGCTTTTGCCATATCGCAATAAGGACATTGCGTTTTTCCATATATTTCTATCATGTTTTTAATCCTATATTTATTGCCCAAAATGAAAGTAGCATAAATCCAAATACACATACTTGAATTATTGATGCCCAAAATATTTGTTTCATTGGGTGTATTTCTGTTAATTTTTCTACAAGGTCTTCACTTGGAGCAAGGTTAACTGCTTGTAATACCTTTTTTTCAGTTTCAGGTTTTGTGAACCAAGGTATATACATTACAGACTTAGACCTAATAATGTGTTGTCGTCAACATCTTGTTTTACTCCACCAGTCACATAAGATGTGATTTCAGTTTCTTGTGGAGCAACTTGTACATTACCTCCACCAATCCATTTTTCTGTCCATGGTAATGGATTCATTTGAGGTACAGTATATGGACTTATTAATCCTACTGCTCTCATTCTTTTACTTCCAATCCATTCTATATATTGTTTTAATATGGTTTCATTTAAACCAATCATTGAACCATCTTTAAATAGATAAGAAGCCCAAGCTTTCTCTTGTTCGATAACTTTTATGAATAGGTTTGTGGCCTCTTCAGTTTCTTCTTTTGCGATTTTGGCCATTTGTGAATCTTCTTCCAATAATCTTTTAATTATTACTGTTGTGGCGGCCAAGTGAGTATTTTCATCTCGTGCAATAAACTTAATAATTTTTGCATTACCTTCCATCTTTTTTAATTCTGCAAATGCCCATGAACACGCAAATGAAACATAAAATCTAATTCCTTCTAATGCATTTGCACTCATTAAACACATATATAAGGACCTTTTGTGTTCTCTTTTATTTGTAGCATAATTATTATTTTGTATTAAATCATCATAATAGAGTCCAATCTCTTTGCCACACTCAGCTATTTCTTTTACATCAAGCATGGTATCGAACACTACATCGGGGTTCGAATATATGTTCCTAATAATATGAGTATAAGAACGGCTATGAATAGTTTCAAAAAAAGACCAGGTTTCGATCCAGTTTTCAATCTCGGGTAACGAACATATAGGAAGGAAAGCAAGGTTTGGGGCCCGGCCTTGAACAGAGTCCAATAAAATTTGACGTTTGAGGTTCGATGTAAATATGTGTTGTTCGTGCGTCGTAAGCTCATGGAAATCCTTTTTATCTTTTGATACATCTACTTCTTCTGGTCTCCAAAAAAAGCCTAATTGTTTTTCTGTAATCTTATCCAATTGTGGATATTTTAATTGGTCATATCTAGCGACATCAACAGGTTCATCAAAGAACATATTTTTTTCTAAGTGTGATTTTTTATTTTTCTTCAGTACTGACATTTGGTTTCCATGAAATTGTTGATTTTGTTTCTATTGCATCTTGTGCACATTGTATATATTCTCTATCCTCTTCGTTTAATACTGACCAAAACTTGGATATTGTAAGTGTATGGTCATAAACAACCTTCGGTCGCTTTAAGTGATAATCCTGTTCCATCCAATCCTGAAGGATGTCCATTCTTTTATTTATTTTATCTTTTAAATCTTGCATGAATCACAATCATCATCATCTATTATTTGTTCTGTTCCGGTATAATACGGATGGTTATCCTCTTCCTTTATTTCTCCTGCACCATCGTGAGTATTAAAATAATATAGTTGTTTTAAACCATACTTATAAGCTGTAACAAGGTCAGAGAGCATCGCAGACATAGGAACCTTATGGTCCTCGTAATGTTCTGGATTATATGATGTATTAACTGATATACCTTGGTCGATATATTTCTGTAATATACCACATATCGCAAGATAACCTTGTGGAGACTTTTGGTCCCACAGTAAATCATATTTATTTTTTAGATGGTGATAACCAGGTACGACCTGTGCCATCACTCCATCTTTACTCTGTTTGTACGATACCAATGCTCTTGGTGGTTCGATACCATTCGTACTGTTACTTATCTGAGCGCTCGTTTCAGCAGGCATTAATGCCATAAGTGTAGAGTTACGAATTCCATTTTCCTTGAGTTGTTCTCTTAACCCCTTCCAATCGCATCGTTCTCTATGCTTCGTTAATTTATCTATAGCCTCTTTTTTATAAGTATCGATAGGAACTATTCCCTGTGAATATTTCGTATCATTATTATATATCACTTTTCCTTTCTCAATAGCCAAATTTGCTGAACTTTTTATTAAATAATATGACCATGCTTCTGCGTATTCATCAATGACATCAAAGGCAGATTCATCATATTTAAGTCCTCTTTTAGCTAAGAAATACGCAAGGTTGATGATTCCCACTCCAAGGGGCCGTCTAGATAAAGTGCCCTGTTCTGCTGCTGGTATTGGGTACCCTTGATAGTCAAGAAGCTCATCAAGAGCACGAACAGTAAGGTCACAATATTTTTCAAATTCAGATGTTTCATTTATTAATCCCCAGTTAATTGCCGATAATGTGCATAGAGAAATTTCTCCATCTGTATCATCATGGCTGTTTAATGGTGTTGTTGGTAAGTCGATTTCACAACAAAGGTTGCTCATTCTAATTGGTGCTCTTCTAGGATTAAATGCCCCATGCTCATTTGCATGGTCAACATTCATTACATATATTCTACCTGTGTCCTTTCGTTCAGTTAAGAACATTTGGAACACTTCAAGAGCTGGTAGTGTTTTCTTCCTAATAGATGTTTTCCTTTCGTATTTCTCGTATAACTCTTTAAATTTTTCCTGGTCGTCAAAGAATGATTCATATAAACCTGGTACATCGTTTGGGTCAAAGAAGGTAATATTACCACCTTGTAATAACCTTTCGTACATTAATTTGTTAAACTGAAAACAATAATCCATGTGTCTGACTCTTGTTTCTTCAACACCTTTATTGTTTTTTAATACAACAAGGTCTTCAAATTCATAGTGCCAGACTGGTAGATAAACAGTCGCGGCTCCTCCTCTTACACCTCCTTGAGAGCAGGATTTCACAGCTGATTGGAAATATTTTAAAAATGGTATTAAACCTGTATGGACCACTGAACCATCTCCAATCTTAGAACCTAATGCTCTGATTGAACCGGCACCGATACCAATACCTGCTTTTTTACTTATGTATTTAACGATTGAAGTAGCAGTAGCATTAATACTGTCGAGGCTGTCACCAGACTCGATAAGTACACAACTAGAAAACTGACGCGTCGGCGTTCTAACTCCTGCCATAATAGGCGTGGGTAGTGAAATATAAAATTGAGAAATCGCATCATAGTAATCCTTTACATATTTTAATCTATTTTCTTTGTAATTTGCAAATAAAGTCATTGCAATTAGTATATACAATATTTGTGGAGTTTCGTATATTTCTTTTGTTCTTCTATCTTGAACTAAATATTTTCCTCTGAATTGTTCCATACCTGCATATGTAAATGAATCATCTCTCTCATGTTTGATATATGCATTTAATTCCAATATTTCATCTTCGGTATATTTTTCTAGTATTTCCTCATCATATACACCTCGTGCCACATTCTTCTTAATGATTTGATTAAGTGGTGGAACATCGAATTCGCCATAGGCTTCTTTTCTTAGTTTATAAGATATAAGACGCGCTGCAACAAACTGATAGTTTGGGGTGTGTTCAGATATGAGCTCTGATGCTGATTTAATTAATAATTCGTGTATACTGTAAGCTGGGATTTTATCGTAAAGTTGAATGTTTGATTTTAACTCTACTTCAGACATTGATACCCCACTGATACCTTCTACTGCCCATTCAAGTACTTTATGTACTTTATCTAGGTCGAATTTTTGAATTGTGCCGTCACGTTTAGTGACATTTATATTGGTTGTATTGTTCATAATGTATGTATATTATACCACAAACCAGTTGCTATGTAAACAACTATTTGTAATAATTTTAAGTTTTAGCCCCTTATATCGGCTACATTTTCTGGAGTTTTTATGCCAACTCCCATGCCTTTGTCACCATTTGGCATGGTAACATTTCGATAGTAGATTACTACCTCACCTAACTGTTTAATGTATCTTTTTAATTCTTGCATGTCTTCTGCCATGACTTTATAGTCACCAACTGATGTGGCAACAAATACAATTTCGCCGTTATTTTGTTCTTTCATATCGTCAAGAAATCTATCCAAATATGTATAACCTTCAGGCCAATCCGGATTTTCTCTTTCAGATAAATCACAAGCCTTAGGTCTTTTATCATCTACCTTTTTACATGGATTAGTTATTCTTGCTTCAGATATAACATACCATTGAGGTGCGGTAAGTTCCACTGGTCGTGGTAAATCTGGTTGCATAATATCTATCTGTACTGGTTTAGATACTATATCTATTTGTTTGGTAGGTAATAAACTACAGCTACTAATTATTAGGATTAGTGCTGAGATTGTACAATACTTCTGTATCATCTTCGAGTCCCTCCATTACGCCTTCACTTGCTTTATTAAATCTAAGTTCAATGAGACCTGGTTTCTTTAGTGCAAGGTTATCTAAATTATGCCTAGAAAAGATTGCTAAATATTCTGCCTTATCGGCTTCTATTTGAGCATTAACTCGAGTCATATTCATAAGAGCCTTACCTTGCTTTTCGTATTGCTCTTTCATTATTGCCATTGTTTGTTTTTGTTCTTCAACGGCTGATTCTAATTTGACATTGTTTTCTGTAAGAGTTTGGTTTTCGTTATATAGATAATAACCACCTAAACTTAAGATAACAATAATACCAATAAACATTTGATTCATTATTCGTCCTCTATTCTATATCTTAAACCAGTCATACCTTTTATATGAATAGTTCTATTATCATTTGTTCTAAATTTTAATTCTTTAAAAGTTGCTTTGATTATTTTACGAACATGTGTCCATTCTTGGTCATCTTCGTTACCCCATTGGGAATCATAGGAAACAATTACAGTAAATCGTTTTTGGAATAGGTTTACTAACCACCACCAAAAATTAATTATCTTGGTTTTTAAGTTTGCTTTGTTCACGTTTATTCCTACTGGCCAGTATTCTTCTTACGAATTTTTTACCTTCTTTAGTTCTTCCATCATATTTTGATGAATCAGATACTCTTTTTTTATGTTTCTTAATATTAGTTTGAGTCATCGCATCTGAAGGCATTGCCACTCCACCATGTGCTACTGCATTTGCTGCAGCATCTTCCCACATACCATTATAGTCTTTAAAGGTCATTCTATTTTTCATCGCGTTATGTCCTTATTTGTAATATGTATATATTGGTTTGTTGCTTTATGCTTTACCTTATATATATTTATATTTTTAAATGTTCCAGTTGGTTGCAAATAATCCTCCACGACCACTCGATTCTTTTTC